CTGCCCTTCTCACCATCAGGGGCTACCTCAATACGATTCACAAAGTTCTTGTCATAAAAACCTTTGAGGATTGCAGGCACATACGATATAGGTACGGTTGGCATTTCCTTGGCAACGTATGCACGTAAATCTTTACCAGTTACCCCGGGGTTCTTTGAAATCATATCCAACAAGATGTTTGAGAGTTGTTGGTTTCTGCTATTAGTTTCCACGATAAGTTCCTTTACTTCGGTTTGTTTCCACTCTTGAAATGCTTGCTTGATCTTCTCTTCCATCACGGTGTTCATTTGGTTTCTCCTTTTGATTTTTCAAAGTTCCTTGCCTCAAGTATTTGGTCTATCAATTTATGTGCATCTGTAATGTCTTGTACTAACGCATCGCACCAAGAGCCATCGTCTATGTACCCATCAGCAGACTCTGCAAGACGTTTCAATGCAATCAATAATCTGTTCTCGTTTGTGTTCATCATCTCTCTCCCATATCTATTTCAATCATTAACTTATCAACATCCGGTATGTTGTCCTCATTGACCACAATAGCTATGCCACCCTGTGCAATGATTTGCGCTATGTTCTTTTCTTGTAGTGCAGTTGTCTTCCCCTTTCCCGCTTTGCACTCGATAGCAAAGAACTTGCCCTTGTAACACCCAACTATGTCGGGTACGCCCGATGCACCGTAACCTCCGGTAACGGGGTAGAAGTAATACGCCCCAAAACTTTTGAGCACGGCGACCACTTTAGTTTTGACTTTCTTTTCCGGTGTCATTCTTCTCTCCTTTCAATAACATCTCGTAGTGTTTAATGGGTAGTCTTGCCTTGGCCTTCAAGTGTTTACGTAACCAATCAGCACCTCCCATGTCTTGGAATATCAACCAATCTAAATCTGACATACGTACTTGTCGTCCTATCAGTGGCATTGGTGGTTTAGGTCTTGGCATACTTCAACCCTCCCACTTGTTAAGGATGTCTGCAATGCCGCCCTCGTTTTCTTTACGTAAGTTGCTACGCTCTTTGAGCATGGCACTGGCTTGCTCGTGTGCAACGCTTGCAATCTCTTCGGCCTTGGCCGACTTCGGTGCTTTGTTCAGTATCGCCATCATCGCAAACCCTGCGTACAAGTCGTACAAATTACTCTCATGATCGTTCATCGTCCACTCCCAATGGTCAGCGCCAGCGTTGTGAACAACACAACTAAAAAGATTATGTACAGTGCTATCGACACTTGATCTGGGCCGCGCATCCCTAACAACGCTCTCTGAATTTCTTCCTCATCAGAGTTCAGTTGGTGCATAGGTTTTTGATACATGCAACCGATCTCAATCCCTGTCTTTGTTCTGTATACGTTTTTCATTCTGTCTCCTCTCTATCTGCTTTTAATTCGTTAATCCATTTACCAACTTCTTCGTCTGAGTAAAAAGTCAGAATCCAATCGGCTAACTCATGTACTGGGTTTTGTAACAGTACGTCATAGATCATGTCTAGTGAGTCTTTACCATATCGTGCTTCAATTTCTTCCGGTGTCATCTCATCTCTCCTTCTCTGTTTAATATGTAGTACAACGTGTCGGATACCTTGAACCCTAACTCCGGTACTAAGTCGTTTGTCTCTGCGATACGTAGCATGGATATTGTCTCCATGATCCACGGCTCAACATCTTTCTGTGCCATGTCCAAACGTTTCATTCCTCCTTTGCTTGGCAGTGTGAAGTCGTACAGATTAACTGTACCGTTGTCGTTTACTTCCACACGGATAACATCATTTGTACTTAACTCCCCTTTCTGCATCATCCATGTCCATTCACGTAAGTTACATTGTGCCTCGAACTTAATCTGCACCTCTTGTAGTGCCATCTCCACACGCAATTTCATTAGATCATCTTGGCTCATGCGAACACCCAATAAGTAATGTCTGACACACGAATGCCAACATCCGTAATAGCGTCACCGTTCTTTGCAATCTGCAACACGGCTAACTTATTACGAACGAACTCAGGCACATCATCCATGCTAGTGCACTCTGTGACTTGCGTCTCATCGGTGAACCTGTACGACAAGCTGTTAGGCTTGACCCACACAAAGCATGCACGGGGTTTGTAGTCCTGCATACGTCTAAGCTCTGCACCTTCTTGGGCTATCAAGTCTACAGCAATTTTAAATGACGGTGTACTTGGTACATACCCCGATGCAATCATGTGAGCAACTTCTTGTGCTATGTCATTACGTTGAATGCTCAGGCGTTCATGTAACCTATCACGTGCGGGTGAGCGTAAGTTTTCAATACCATTAGACAACTGATTACGGCATCTGTCCAAGATGTCATCGTAGCCAAGCGGCTTGAGATAAGTCATCGCAATCTTCAGTGCCTTCTTCATGTCCTTGGACTGACGGATGTTGTAGCCCTCGCTGTGTGAAGCATACTTCTCATTCTCAATCTTGTCGGACTCCACGCAGTACTGCATATCAGTGCCATCGTGCGCAATAATAATACTGCCTGACCTAAAGTCTTTTGCATCAGGGAACGTGATACCCAACTTGTCAAACACGGGCATGCCTATTGATTCACCTTCTGCATCACGCTTCCAAAAAATAGTAGGTGATTTATCAACGCACGGCACGATGTTGTAACGTTTGTCTTTGAATGCTTTGAAGAACACCACCATTTCTTTGCGTACGGGTATGTCACCGATCCAGTGCTCATGGTTGTTTGTACGTGCGGTCTCCACGTTACGTTGGAAACGATCAAAACCAATTTGACCAATAAAGTTTTCTTGCGTAGTTTTCATGATTTACTTTCAATAGTTTAGGGAGGGAGAGGGAGGGAACAGGTCTCTGTGAAGAGACCCGCATGTCAGTCGAGATGAATGGTCGTGCCCATGGGAGGGACAACCTTGTTACCACCTACGATAGTCCACAGCACGGGGACAGTCCATGTACCCCAATCACCGTAGATATAACCGTCAGTCAAGACGATCACACACTCAGGACGAATCTGATTGTCTTTGAGATACTTGGACACACATGCCACGTCAGTGCCACCACCGCCCGCCGGTTTGGTAGATGACGTTAACTTATCAAGTTGTTCCTGTGTGTACACTTCATGTGCTGCCACTTCAGTGTCCCAATACAACAGATCAACTTTCTCGGGCTTGGTGTTGATGCAGATACCCTGCACCTCAGACAAGAACTTGGATAACTCGGCAGTGCCGATAGAACCGGACGTATCAATGGCAACCACGATGCGGCCAACATTCTCAGTGATAGTCGAGGGCATGTACATGTCGTGTTGCAACCATCTACGGCTAACACGTTGCCACGTAGAGATGTCCTTGCCTACAGCAGTAGATGAAACAAAGTCACGTAACTGTTCACGCCAGTCAACCTTTGGCTCGATGAGCGCACCCAACTCACGTGACTTGTTGCCACCTAACTTACCCGCCATCAGTTGACCCTGACGTATCGCTTGGTTGATGTCCTTGGTAACTTGCTCTACCTCTTCCTGAGACATAGCCTCGCCTGATTCCCAATCATGATCGTCAAAGCCCTGACCACCTTGGCCACCTTGGCCACCTTCACCACCCTCGCCGCCGTCATCGTTCTTCTCTTGACGCAAGATGTTGTAGACAGTCTGCGAGTCCATACCCTCGAACCTACGGTCAAGCAACCCACCCTTGGGCAAAGTCACGAACCCACCAGTACGCTTGCGGATATCGTCAATGATCAAGTTGATCACGTAGTCGCATGCCATGTTAGCCGTGCGGCCATCTTCCTTGTAGAGATGTTGCCACAAGAACATGTGTTGGAATGTCTTGTGTAGATTCTCGTGCATGATCAGGCCACGCAAGTCAGAGTCGCACATGTCCTTGATGAACTTGCTACCATACTTGCAGTCGATGCCGTTGGTGCATGCAGTAGGAACATCGTCACGCACTTCGTACTTACCGACCATGATGACAGACGCATACTCCATCGTGTCTTGGTGACCCATAAGCTCAACGTGTGAACGTTGGATACGTTGCATGGGTGTCAACGTGTTGAGTTGTGTTAAGAATGACATAGGTATTTCCTTTGGTTATTTCCCACAGTGGGAATTATTGTTTAGCAAACATGAAGTTGTTGGCAGATGCCCACAGAGCGAACTCGGTGTTACGTGCGGCAACCAAACGCTTGGGGCACTTCTCTGACATAACGCTACGGGCAAACAAACCCTGCGCTTCCTTGGGGATGCGATTCAAGAACTTCATCCATGCAACGATGTTGCTGTTCTCGATACGATGCACGGCCTTGGCTACCAACATACATGTAGCGGCGGCAGACGTTGGCACAACGGCAGTCTCGGGAGACTTGATCAAGTCATCCCATGGTGTGAGTTGTGAGTCCATCTTATCCATCGTCAAGATGTTGTGCATAGCCGCTTCACCCACGGTACCAGCAAGTGCGTGACACATCACAGCATCACCCAAGATACGGGTATGCTCATACACATAGGCGGCACGTTCCATAGAACGGTGTGTCACGACAGCACCACGCACAGTACGGGGATCACTGATGTAAACATTCTGCTCGGGTTTCTCGTAGTCCTCGAACGATGCAAACATCTCAGGGTACTCGGCCACGGTGCCGATGATGACAGGGTTGATGCCCGTAGGTATCGCATAGTCCTCGATCCATGTCGGTGCGTCAGATTTTTTGACACGAACACGGGTCACCCTATTGAGAGCATGTGGCGGCACGTTGTCACCTAGTCCCTCGACAGACAAGTTAGTTGTACCGAATACGACACTACCCTCGGTCAGTTGGTCAACGCCTAGACCACGCTCATTCATGAGACGCAAGCATGCGTTCATCACACCACCACGTGCCTTGCCGATCTCATCGAGCATCATGACAACTTTCTTGCCTTTGAAGTGGAACCCGAACTCTTCATTGGGTATGAATGAGCACACCTCGTTACCGTCAAGGGTTCTGATCTTGGGAACAATGAAGTCACCAACATCTTTGGTAGTGATGTCCACGTAACAGAAGTACGCGTCCTTGAACTGAGGGTATGACTTGAGCATCTTGAGGATGGCAGACTTGCCGATGCCCATCTCGCCCTGCACTAGGACAGTTTGTTTGTCGCCCACGGCGGCGATCAGGTCAGCACATTGTTTGAGAGTGATTGAGTTGTACATGATTTACTTTCTAAAGTTGATTAAGGGAAACGGATTAAACACTAAACAAAAGAACAGGGCAAATTCCCACAGTGGGAAATGCCCCACCAAATTACAGATCGAACTTAGACAAGATGTTGTCCACCTTGCGCTTGGTCTGCTCACGCAGAGAGTCACTGTCACGCAGTGATTCAGCATCTACACCACGCATCGCGTCTTCGAGTTGCTTACGCATCTCATCCATACGTGAGTCGTTGGTGATGTTGAATGATTTCAACAGGCCACATATCTCAATGGCATTCTCGACAAGAGAGTCACGGAAAATCTTACGCTTGCCATCATCGCTATCCTCAAGACGTTCTGACATACGTGACAGGCAGTCGTGCAGTCGCTCCCATGCCTCAGTCATTGCACCAGTAACACGTTGCTGTAAGACAGATTCGTATTGAGCTTGCAGTTGCTTGAGGCCATCCTCACCGATGTCTACACGGAAGTCACCCGCTTGTGGCAGTGGGATCATGCTGTAGCGGAACCCGAACTTGGCCTCGATGGTCTCACGTGTGGGGTAGTCCTCACGATTGAACAAGTCACCGAGTTGAAAGGCCGCCGCCGCTACCAGTGTGTCGTAGTCACTGAGAAAGTTGTTGACAGCAGTTGAGAACTGAGACTCGTAGTCAGTCAGTCGATCCTTGAACTCCATGAAGTAGGCCATGTTCAAGATGCGGTCACCGTTGTCACCCCAAGGTTGTGTCACACCATACATCCAACCACGGATAGCGTTGGCGATCTTGGTGATCTCGGTCAGCTTGCTAGACCCTGCCAAAAGATTCTTGTGGTAGTTACCGGCACGGGTCTTCGTGCTGTTCTGTTGATCCACCTCTTCACTGACCCGCTTGTCCAACTTACGGCCAGTCCAAACGCTGAGTGAGAGATTCACGATCAGTGCCGATGATGAGAGCTTGGACACACTGAAGTTGCCCAAGTCGATTGCAAAATTACTCATGATGATTACCTTTCAGTTGTTGATGTTTTCCCACAGTGGGAAGTTACATCTGATTACACATTTAACTAACACAGCCTATACTATAACAGATTGACAAGTGAGTGTCAAATACTCAGTTAGGTCTCCAGTACAAGAGATCAAGTAGCAGTACGATGATGCAGAGTAAGAACACTACACGTTCTAGCTTTTCCCATCGTGTCATTTGAGTGCCTCCCATCCTGATCGGACTACGTTGCTCGGTTGGCATGCGTTGGTGTACGCATACATTTGCTTGGCCTTGGTCAGAGTCAGACCGCGCCACTCGATGCACTCGCCGTCTGTTGTCTCCACGTAGAACATGTAAACAGTGATGTCGGGGATGTTGCCGAACATGTCGAGGGTCTTGTTGTCTTCACGTTGCTTCATTTGGTTTCTCCTTTAAAGATGTTACGTATTACCCATCGGGCATCAATGCGACTAGCAAACCACTTGCTCAATCGTTGGCACTCGTACCCTTCACACTCGTCCTGCAATAACCCGTTCATACTGTCACCTCGCGCCATGTCAGCGGTTGGATCATTCCTACCACACCGTTGTTGCGCACTTTGATCATGTCGTCCACGTGGAGCATGGTCGTGGCAGTATGTGGGTGAGATTGCGCTTTGTGCTTGGATGTTGTCACGCTGTACTTACTGCCGTTCTCAAACCACATGTCTGTCTTGACTTCGTAGATGAACAGAGGCCAGTGCCTATCGTATGAGTACACAACGTACCTTGCCGCTTCGGTCTCGTTGGCGGTGTTGGTGTCGGGCACCCACTCACTCCACAAGTTGTTGGCCTTGAATTCCTTGAGGTTCCTCACGTAGTCACGTGTCTCACGGTTACTTACTCTTGCTTTCGTCATGATGTTTCCTTTGGTTGATTTCCCACAGTGGGAAGTTGTGATGCAAGATCGCATCTGATAGGACACGCTATGTGCATGCCCTACGGGTTGTTATCTTGTTGTGTCTTGTGACATGTCGTTGTATGTTGTTTGGTTTGTTGTAACTGCGATAGTGTTTGTCGTTCACGCTTATCCCTTGCGGTTCGTGTTCCTAGTGGTTGTTGGTATGGGTTCGGTGATTGTTCTAAGGCTTGATTGCCCCACATATATAAGTGAACGTCACTCTCCCACACATACTCCACGTTAGGCATGTTGCGTTTTTAGCGCAGAGCACACCACACATTTAGGCAGTATCTATATTGACTTGCGCTTTGCTATCGGTCTTGTTCGGTGCGTAACGGCACACTACTGACCTACACCACAAAGTGCCTCGACTGACTACGAGACGCCTATTCACGCATGGAAGGTTCTTTGATCCGGACACACGTTGTGACATGTGTCGTTACTTTCCCCTTTGCGCTTCTTGCATCGAGCAAGCGGCGGTTGGTTGGATTTCCCACAGTGGGAAAATCCTGTCTGATAGATTTTTAAAGAGCATCACGGGTTAAGTGAGATCACTATTTACCCTACAACATGTTTTCACGTGTTGAGCCTCTACTGTACCAGAACGAAACCCCGTTGTCAAGTTGCTACTATGTGTTGTGATGTAGTGGTGAAAACCTTTTATGCGCAAAGTGCGTATTATTCTTGGGGCACAGAATAAAGCAAAGCCAGTACTGGTGCGGGTTGCGGGGCGGTTTTGGGGTAATGTTCTAATATTCTGTTGTTTTGAGAGATAAGAGAGAAAACATGAGAAAGAGCGCAAGCGAACACATGAGAGAAAGAAAAAACGGGAGATTTGGTTGTTTTTGAAATTGTCTCTTCATATATATATTTTTACAGAATAATAGAATAATAGGGGAAAAACCTCTGCAAGTGCTTGATTCCATTGGGTTTGTAATATTCTGTTGCTACAGAACTTTCTTGCATAATTGAATAAAACGCTATGCAGTACTGCCTTGTACCATCTTTACTTTTCCCACAGTGGGAAAACGTTCCAACCAGTGGGAAGAGGCATAGCGCAGTATGCGTCAATGCGGCCCGCATCGAGGGAACAGTTATCGGTATAAGTTGTTACTATTTCCCACAGTGGGAAATAAGATAGAAAACACACAGCCAACATCTTGTGGTGTGATTGAAAAATAAAACACGTGGCAACTTGTTTGTAGGATAATTAAATTGCGGCGATTACGGCCCGCATCGAGGGAACAGTTATCAAAACTTTTCCACGTGGAAAAGTATGAGGGTAATGGGAAAGTATTCATTGGGAAATTTTGGGCGAAAAAAAACCCCCCGATTTCTCGGGGGGTTCAGAGGGTGAGATTACTTGATCTCGATACCGGAGGCTTCAAGGTAGGACTTGATACCTTCAAGTAAGGACTTGATTTCATCGTTGTCCCATGATGCTTCAAGGTCATTTACAAACCCTTCAAACTCTGCATCCCTGAAACACGTTGCCAGCTTATCGGCAAACTCTTTTTTGCCCTTTGCGCTTCCCTTCGCACCGGCGGCACCTTTGCGGCCTCCGGCCTTTGTGCCGCCCCAGTCTTTCACTGGCTTGCCAGTCTTGACGGCCTCACGGAAAAGACTCAAGTAGTTTTGAGCCGTTTTCTTTTTCCATCCGCCGTTGACCAACGTGTCAACGAATGACGATGCAATGGCACAACCGGTGCCGTCTTGATTGTATCGGCCAACAACAACCTTATCCTTGTGCAAGGCGGCAATGCGCTTATTTGCGCTTTCACGTAATGATGCGGATGCATCATCATGTTTCTTTGCTTCCACTAAGTCAGTGGCAACGGAGGCGGCTTGTGCCGCATAAGAGAGCTTGTTCATAAGAACTTTCATCAATGCAGATTGTTAAGAGAGTATGTATCGAGCGCATTTCCCCGATCCATGAATGGATTGTGAGGCAAATCAGTCTATATTGCACGACATAGCAACAAGTTGACAGGTGGGGCGGTTGATTTTCCCACTGTGGGAAATTGGGAGGGGGCACCCCCTAGATTGGGCCGGTCACTTTGGGCCAGTGTATGCACTGTGTTTTACTCAAAAGATCACAACGAAAAATCTAAACCGTGCAAAGCTACAAATACGGGCCAACATTCGCCCGTTAATACAACACCACAAGATGTTGTAGGGTACCCCCTACGTAATTTTTACTCTGCATACTTCCCCCATTTTGGGGGAACACCCCCCGTCATGTTTTTTAACAACAAACCCCACCCCCCTATATTATTTTTTTAAAAGCGTGTACACTCCGCACAAATTGGAGCCACAAACCGCTACCCATGATTCTTGTTACACCAGAACTAGATGTCCCCCTGCCTTTCTCGCTAACAGCCGAGGAAGCTAAAGACTTGCATGCACGAGCGCAAGCTGCGTTCAATACTGTTGAGTTCCTGACAGCCAACGGAATGCAAGTACCCGCTATCACAGCCGCCGACAAGAAAGAAGCTCACGCTCAATTCTTTGAGTCACCAACAGCCGGTAAAGAACTTACTACAGCAGCCGCTGTTTTGTTGAAGGCCATGTTGAATGAGTACGACGTAGAAGTTGTACGGAATGCGGCACAGGTTAGAAACTACGTGAAGATGCGGCTTCTCATGCTGACAGGTTCTGACAAAGAGTCCACCCAGTTAAAGGCGTTAGAACTACTAGGTAAGATGAGTGATGTAGGTGCGTTCGTGGAACGCATAGATATTAACGTCACGCACAGAACAACTGAAGAGTTGCAGGCTGAACTGGCTACCAAGCTGTCTTCTTATATGGATGGCATCATTGATGTGGAAGCCAAGCAACTGCAACCCACAGAAGAGAAGTACTTGAACGGTGCACCTGCGGTGCAGGTGATTGATTTGGATGAAGAATTGGGCATGACTGGCAAAGAGTTGGACGAGACCGATGACTGAAGTTCTCGAAAAGACGAAACTTGAATTGGTGCTGGAGAAGCTACAAACTCTCCCCTATCACCAACAACAGCTTTTACTTAAAAAGTTCCCCAAAGATGAGCAAGAAGCCATTGCAGAAATTCTGGATGAGTTAAATACACGCAAGTTGCGTACCCTAGCGTCTGATGACTTCATGGTGTTCATCAGGGAGATGTGGCCTAACTTTATTCATGGTCGGCATCACGAGAAGATGGCCCGGGCGTTTGAGCGGGTGGCTCGGGGTGAGTGTAAAAGGCTGATCATCAACATGCCGCCACGGCATACCAAGTCAGAATTTGCCAGTTACCTGCTACCAGCGTGGTTTTTTGGCAAGTTTCCGGGCAAAAAGATCATTCAAACATCCCACACTGCTGAGTTGGCGGTGGGTTTTGGCCGAAAAGTACGTAACTTGGTGGACTCTGCTAACTATAAGCGGATCTTTCCGGCCCTAGACCTCCAGTCTGACTCCAAAGCGGCGGGTCGATGGGCAACAAACTTCGGTGGTGAGTACTTTGCGATTGGTATTGGCGGTGCTGTGACCGGTAAAGGCGCTGACATACTAATAATAGACGACCCGCACTCGGAGCAAGAGGCCGCTATGGCCCAGTCAAACCCAGAAATCTACGATAAAACGTATGAGTGGTACACATCTGGCCCTCGTCAGCGTCTCCAGCCGGGCGGCTCTATCGTAATGGTGATGACTCGCTGGTCTAAACGGGACTTAACGGGTCAAGTGATCAAGGCTGCGGCCCAAAGGTCGGGTGAAGAGTGGGAAGTGATCGAGTTTCCTGCCATTTTACCCTCGGGTAAACCCTTATGGCCTGAGTTTTGGTCACTCAAAGAGCTTTCTGCGCTAAAAGAGGAACTTCCCAACGCCAAATGGCAAGCGCAGTACATGCAGTCGCCCACATCGGACGTGTCGGCTATCGTAAAACGGGAATGGTGGAAGATTTGGGAGCATGACAGCCCGCCTTCGTGCGAATTCATCATCCAGTCGTGGGATACGGCGTTCTTAAAGACAGAACGGGCCGATTACTCTGCATGCACAACGTGGGGTGTGTTCTATAAAGACGATGATCTGGGCGTAAACCGGGCAAATATTATCTTGCTCAATGCGTTCAAGAAACGCATGGAGTTCCCCGAGTTAAAACAGCGGGCGTTTGAGGAATTCAAGGAGTGGGAAGTGGACTCACTGATCGTGGAGGCCAAGGCGGCGGGGTCTCCCCTGATATTTGAACTCAGGTCGATGGGAATTCCGGTGCAGGAGTTCACACCGAGCAAAGGTAATGACAAAATAGCGCGTCTGAATGCAGTGGCTGATATGTTTGCATCCGGACACGTTTGGGTGCCTAATACACACTGGGCAGAAGAATTGATTGAAGAGGTCGCGTCCTTCCCATCGGGGGAGCATGACGACTTGGTGGACTCAATGACTCAGGCATTACTGCGTTACAGGCGCGGTGGCTTTATTCAATTGGCGTCTGATGAGGAAGATGAACCAAAGTCTTTCCGCAGGAAAGAACCGTACTACTAAGGATGAAATATGGCTATTGAGAAGTCACTATATGCAGCGCCACAAGGCTTAGAAGAATTAGCCGCGATGGATCAAGCATCTCCTCAAATTGAGATTGAGATCGAAGACCCCGAGTCCGTACGGATTGATATGGGTGATATGGAGATTGAGATCGAGCCTGACAAAGATTCAGAAGATGACTTCAATGCCAACTTGGCTGAGTTCATTGGTGAAGATGTCTTGCAAAGTCTTGCTGAAGAGTTGATCAGTGACTATGACGAAGATGTAGCCAGTCGCAAAGACTGGATGCAGACTTACGTTGATGGCCTAGAGTTGTTGGGCATGAAGATTGAAGAACGCACAGAACCTTGGGAAGGTGCGTGTGGTGTGTTCCATCCCATGTTGTCTGAAGCTCTGGTGAAGTTCCAGTCAGAAACAATGATGGCAACGTTTCCTGCCGCTGGGCCAGTGAAGACCCAGATCATTGGTAAAGAGACACCCGCTAAGAAAGAGTCTGCACAGCGTGTGGCAGACGACATGAACTACCAACTCACTGATGTGATGAAAGAATACAGGCCAGAGCATGAGCGCATGTTGTGGGGCTTGGGTCTGTCTGGCAATGCGTTCAAGAAGGTGTATTTTGATCCCTCGCTTGATCGCCAAGTGTCTTTCTTTGTTCCTGCTGAAGACATCGTTGTGCCTTACGGCGCGAGTAATTTAGAGTCTTCCCCGCGTATCACTCACGTGATGCGTAAGACTGAGAATGAGTTGCGCAAGTTGCAGGTCGCGGGCTTCTACTGTGATGTTGACTTGGGCACACCTGACAACGTGCTGGATGAAGTCGAGAAGAAGATTGCAGAGAAGATGGGCTTTAGAGCCACTGCCGATGATCGCTTCAAACTCTTGGAGATGAACGTAGACCTTGACCTTGAGGGTTACGAGCACAAAGACAAGAAGGGTGAGAAGACTGGCATTGCACTGCCGTATGTAGTCACTATTGAAAAGGGAACCAGCAACGTGCTGGCCATTCGTCGCAACTGGGAGCCTGATGATGAGACCTACACAAAACGACAGCACTTTGTCCATTATGGATACGTTCCCGGCTTTGGCTTCTATTGCTTTGGCCTTATCCACCTCATTGGGGCTTTTGCTAAGTCAGGCACTTCTCTTATTCGTCAGCTTGTCGATGCTGGTACTTTAAGTAACCTGCCCGGTGGCTTTAAGACTCGCGGTATGCGGGTCAAGGGAGACGACACACCGATTGCTCCGGGTGAGTGGCGTGATGCAGATGTGGCAAGCGGCACACTGAAAGACAACTTACTGCCTCTGCCATATAAAGAGCCTAGCCAGACATTGATGGCATTGCTTGGTCAGATCGTTGAAGAAGGCAGACGCTTCGCTAACACAGCGGACTTGACGCTCAGTGATATGAGTGCGCAAGCGCCTGTAGGTACTACCTTGGCAATTTTGGAGAGAACGCTGAAGAACATGTCTGCCATTCAGGCGCGTGTTCACTACTCAATGAAGCAAGAGTTGGGACTCTTGAAGCACATCATCGCTGAGTACACACCAGACGACTACGACTATCAGCCAAGCGAAGGCAGTCGCAAGGCGAAGAAGTCTGACTATGATGATGTAGATGTCATACCTGTCAGTGATCCTAATGCGTCAACCATGGCGCAGAAGATTGTGCAGTATCAGGCTGTGTTACAGCTTGCTCAAGGTGCGCCTCAACTCTACAACTTGCCACTCTTGCATCGTCAGATGCTTGAGGTGTTGGGTATCAAGGACTACGCCAAACTTATTCCAATGGACGACGATCAGAAGCCCACTGATCCAATATCTGAGAATCAGAACGTGCTCAAGGGCAAGCCAGTCAAAGCGTTCCTTGCGCAAGACCACCAAGCTCACATTGTTGTGCACATGGCCGCGATGCAAGACCCCAAGATTCAGGCACTCTTGCAGCAGAACCCGATGGCGCAAGCCATGCAGTCAGCGATGATGGCTCACGTCAACGAGCACTTGGGCTTTGAGTATCGCAAGCAGATTGAAGAGACGTTGGGTATGCAGTTGCCAGCGCAGACAGATGAGTCTGGTGAAGAAGTTCAGATGTCTCCAGAAGTGGAAGCACGTCTGTCTCCGATGTTGGCACAAGCCGCACAGCAGTTGCTCCAGAAAAATCAGCAGCAAGCACAGCAGGCTCAACAGCAGCAGCAAGCGCAAGATCCGATTGTTCAAATGCAGATGCAAGAGTTACAACTCAAGGCGCAAGAGAACCAGCGTAAAGCTGCTAAAGACCAAGCCGACAACGCTATCAAAACAGCGCAGTTGCAGGTTGAGCGTGATCGCATCCAGACGCAGCAAGCCACTGATGACAAGCGTATCAAAATTGATGCAATGAAGACCGCTGTTCAGATGGAGAGCGACAAACAGCGCCACATGATGGACAAGGGCGTAGATATTTTGAAGCAACTTTCTAACAAGAGTCATGAAGAGCAACTGCGGGCAATGCAGGAGCGCATCCAGATGAGACAAAGACAACCTAAAGGAGAATAAATGAACGCATTTGAGATTCTCATCCAACAAGCGGATGAAAAGATCG